TTGATGGTGTATACCTCCTAGACAAAAAAAGTATTGGACAGACGCTTAAAATACTGGTATAATACAACGTATGAACACTGAAAAAAGAGACACAAAATTATGACTTATCAACACAACATGCTCGATACTGAGTACAACGGCTGGACTAACTACTCGACATGGAACGCTGCTCTATGGGTAGACAACGAAGAATATGCATATTTTACACGCATTGATGAACAAAAAAGAATCGTAGAGTGGAATTCAGAGCTCGTGGAGCAGTTTATTCGCGATATGTTTCCAGATGGAACGCCTGATATGCAGATGCGTGAGGAAGATGGTTGCAAATTGCACACACTAGATCATGTGAACTATGGCGAGATTGCCGATGCTTGGAATGACGAGGAGTTTAGCGAATGAATAACACTATTAACATATGGTATGACGTCGAGGCTCATAATGGTCGTGGTACTCCAACTGAGTATAGTGAGCTAGCTGAAATAATGCCCACTATAGCTATAGAACCTTGCGTGAATTGTTCACTATATGCATCTTGTGCAACGAATAATACTGATTGCAAAGCTTTTCGTAGCTACGTAGCCACTGGCCGATTTAAGAATTCGAATATTAATCGCCTCATGAGAGCAATTAAGTAGATGCCTATTTTAATTGACATGGAACAAGGTAACGACCTTGGTTATATGATTGATTCAGAAGAGGAGCCATGGGGCAAACTCATTGGTACAAGGCGTGGATTGCAGATATGGGTTAACAAGTATAACGCTGACAGCATATACGTGAATGTGCTCGACCCTGCTAAGTTACACCGTGGGAAATCGAATCGCCCTAAGATCGCAATGGAGCTCGATTTATCTCGTGATGGTAAGGCATGGCATGTGGACATAGTACGCACTGACCGTCGCTATACTGGGCGCAACTTAGCAGTTAGGGTCTATGTATTACTTATGAAGAAACTTTCATTACAGATGAAAGCAGGCACCTCTCAGTCCATTGGTGGGCGTAAGTTGTGGAATCGACTGAATCGTCACCGTGACATTTTGGTGTATGCTCGACCTAATGAGAAATCCACTAAAATTACTCTGGTGAAATCTGGTAAGCAGCAGCTCAGCTCTAGTACTATAGAGCTATATGGTAATGATAAATCAGCTGCTGGTGATGCAGAAATTCTTGCATATGCAATCGGTTGAGCTTCCATACTCAAACGGTTTGACTAAACAATTGACATTAGTTGTAATATTTGAGATAATATCTATATAGTTTTTTTCGTCGTCTCTGTGACTTTGAGGCTGACTGACGCTAAATTGAGTAAATCTCTATAGCAGTCAGCCTCCTTTTTTTGTCAATTGAAGAGGGGGGGCACTAAAACTGGAAAGACTTTTCTAATCTATAAATGCAATAACGTCTCTATCTTACATTCAAGGTACTCAAATGAAAATCAAAACCCTCGCTTCTAATATGACTCTGCTTGTACTTCCTACTGGTGCTGAAGTTATGTTCTCTTATGAAACGCCTGTAGCTGGACATGATCAGGAAGGCATCGCATTTCGCACTACTGAAAAGTATAGTGTAACAACCACGAAGCATATCAACAAATATCTTCGTGATTCGCATTCTGAATCTGTTGAGAAACTTTCCGAATCAGAAATTCGAATGTTAGTCAGATATTGTCTATAAGCCCCCCTACCCAAAACTGACAACTATATAATTTTATCTTCTTTAAAAAATTTTTCTGGAAAAAAATATGCCAAATAGATATTTTAGGCAAGGGATTTTCTTCAATAAAATCAATAACTTAGTTCGCATTAGAAAAAATCATGCGAAAAAGCGAAAAAACCCGAAAAAAGGGTTGACAGGGGCACCAAATTCCTGTAAAATGTCAGTTGTAGAGTGAAAAAAGAGAGAAATTGATGAAATTTACCATAAATCAATATATGAATAGTCTCTGGGGGGCGAAAGGTCGAAAGATTTTCACCAGAGAATACACTGGTGTCATCGAGTCGGTGCGAGCCAAGTACGGCAAGGATCTGGAAGTGAAGATTCGACTGCCGAATGGATCGGTCAAGCTTCGCGATGGCACAGACCTGTACGCAGAGCGAGCCGGTGTTGAGAGCTCTTTGAGTGAGTTGATATAATGACTGTACGTGTGACAAAAAGTGCGAAAACGATTGAAGCAGCCAACGACATCAGAATCGCCTGTGGGGATTTAGGTTGGAGCTTCGAGATTCGAGGATCAATCTTCACCATTCGTAAGGTCTTTCACCCAACTAATGAAGAGTTTGTGAAAGCAGATATGGAGTATGGGTCAATCTTGGATCTCCTTCCACGAACCCGCTCTGGGTCAGACTGGGGTACTGATGGAGGCGGCATTGGTGGAATAACAGCAATGCAGACTGGTCGATTTGTGATGAATCGAAGTGGTGGATCGAAGCCCATACTGAAAGCCCTCGCTAAATAACTATTAGTCGAAAATGATGGAGAATGCAAATATGATAGGAATACATGAAATCATTGTTGGTAATGTTGGTACTGTATTCGTTGATACTGACGGCCAGGATGCCAAAAAGGTATTCGAGCAATATGTACGTGAGTCTTGCTCAGGCATCGGTCGCTCTTATGGTGAGGATGTAACTTGGATGATCGACGACGAAATTGTCGAAGAACATTTCGGTTTCATTGCTGAAGGCATTCGACAATGGCCAGTGGTTGATATGTGGCGGAACGTTTATCACCAACGACCCGCCCGCACTGCTCTGAAGATGGAAAATCTGATGAGGAACTGGTAATGAAGATGACTGACTACGCCATGTTTAAGAAAGGTTTGGTATAATGAGAATTATAAATATGTTAGGCACAGCTGTGATGTTTGTTGGCAGTGCATTTATATTTGCTTGTGCCATCATTGGTGTTCAACCATGGAGTATTTTTTGAAAATATTACGATTTACTCCTAAATCCTCAACTGACTATACTACATATTTTGTCAAAGTTGAGAAAAATGGTAAGTTTTATCGTTGTATACAGTATGGTAGAGTGAAAATTTGTGATATGGACAATATCATAAGTGGTTTGAAGCTGGATTACCCGCATTCGAAGGGTTATAGAGTGAGTTGGTGATATAAAAATAAATAGTTTTTATTCTTTAGTAATAATTATAATATCATTTTTTTTAATAAGTTTGGTTTGGTAATATGAACATTTATCTTGATATGGATGGTGTTATTGCTGATTTCTTTACAGAATTAGCACGACATTATAATGTAAATCACTGGAAAGATCTGCCAGACAAGAATGAATCTGTAAAAGCACTGAAAGGAACTGATTTCTTTGAGCGATTACCAAAATTTCCAACGTCAGACGAATTAGTTGAGTTTATTCATGAACTTACAAATGGTAATTGGTATATTCTGTCTGCTCCTTTACGTGATGACTATGATCATAGCATATCCTTGAAAAGAAAATGGTTGGCAAATCATGGTTACACTCCCAAGGATGCATACTTTTCAAGTGTAAAAGAAAAATATGCTGTTAATGAAAATGGGCAATCGAATATCCTGATTGATGACCGTGAAGAGAAACTAAAAGCTTGGACACAAAATCATGGCATTGGTATTCTTTATCAAGCCAATAAGCATTCGCTTAAAGAATTAAAGAATTTGTTAGAAAGATTACATTCGTTTACAAATCTTACTATATGCAGCACTATGTTTACTTTACCTCGAAATGAAAAAGAAACGATCAAATGAAAAAGAAACGTTCAAAACTTAAAAATGCTTGGAAAAGAGTTGTTCGAGATCCGAATGGCCCATTTCGCATGCGAGTGGTTTGTGATAAAACGAAATATACTCGTAAGAATAAACACAAAAGCGCTCGTAGCTCAGTTGGATAGAGCAACAGCCTTCTAAGCTGTGGGCCGTAGGTTCGAATCCTACCGAGCGTACCAATTATTATGAAGTTACCTAATCAACAATTTATAAAACTTGTAGAGATACCGGTATGGGTACTTATGTTGTCACAAACTATTATTATTGTTGCAATTATTCTATTAGTATGTTATCATGTATGATGTTACAAAACCTCGGACAAGAATCGAATGTGTCCGAGGAAACGTAACATCCAACAAATTATTATCATGTATAATGAAATAAATATTGGTATGAATCAACATTCTTATACATTCTTGCGTTAACACTATGATATATTTTGAAACCAAAGGCGGCATAAAACGAGACAGAATACTTGCTTACAAGGTAATTAAATTCTGTATCAAGAAATTATTACCACGGCATCGCAATCTTTACATATCTTGTACACTTACTAATACACTTAAGGACGGTATGTATGGCTGGTGCATGGATTCTTATGAAAAGAAAACTTATGAGATTGGAATACATAACAGACTGTCTAGGGATGGTGTTTTGTTGGTTAGTGATGGCGTATATGACTTTATTACGACTGTCTGTCATGAAATGGTACATGTTATGCAATATGCAACTAAGAAATATGTTCAGTCTGATGCATCGTTTCAAATGTGGAAATGTAAAGACAGTAAATATAGAAACTATGCACGAACTGATTATGATAAACAGCCGTGGGAGACACAAGCCTACGCAATGGAATATTCATTGGCAGAAGAGTTTATAGAAACTTGTTTATAGTCTTAGGTCACTTTTATGGGAATAATTAAAATATTGAGTTGGTTGTTTATAATTTGGTTTGTCTGTTTATTAACTAGTATTGGAATTGCAAGTTTATGATAAAATATAAAGAATGGTATACGCCAGGATATGGCACAGAAAAAGTTGGTCCGTTTCTCATTGGTTTGATGGAAATGGCTCGACCACAAAAGGTATTAGAAATTGGATTTGGTTATACTACACCATTTTTAATAGAAGCAATTGAAAATAATTTTGAATTGCATTGGGATGGTAATTGTGATCCTGAATTCATGAATACCAAATATAATCCTCGATTAGTTGTCATTGATGACCAGAGTTTAGAAACAGATGAAACTAGAGCAGACAATCGCCGAGAGTTGATAACCAATAACGCATCAAATATCGTTGATTTTATTGAAGGCGATTTTACTAATTCAGATATTATGACTAAGGTGAAAGATACCTATTCTGAATTTGATTTGTGCTGGTTTGATTGTGGAGGCCCGAATGAATTGCAATTCTTTCTTGATAACTACTTTGAGATAATCAAGGAATATTTGATTGTTCATTTTACTTTCTTTAAGGGTAAAGAAAATAAGAATGGTGAAACCATATCAAAATATTTGCATGGTCCAATGTTTAAGTTTGATAAACTTACAGGCCCCAATATACAACGATTGGATATAATCGAGCCACATAAGTTCAGGCAAGGTAGTATCACTATATTGAGAAAAACTTAATTATGGATGACTTAGAATATCTTAAAAAAAGATGCGACATGCAAGAAAAAATTTTACATGATATTAATTATCTGTTAAGATACTATAATAATAACATTGAAAGGAAAATGAAACAATATGAACAGTTTATCAAATCTTGCGAAGACACTAGAGAATAGAAATAAACCATCAACGCTGTTTGAGAGAACACCGCTTTCAAAAAAATTTATAGAAAAGTTTCCTGTCATTAATGTAAACTTGCTTTCTTTATCATCAATTAAAGTTCCCGATCAGGATTTAACACTAAACGAAAATCTTGAAAGACAGATTCGAGAATATGGCGATAAACAAAACAAAAAAACCAACGTCAAAGCACATATGACGGATTGGTTTATGCATGATAACTCTAAAGGGTTTCAATGGGTTTGCAATCGAGCAATTGATATCGCAACAGAGAACAATCCACACCCATTAGATATGATTGCTTATGATTGCTGGGGTGCCATATATAAAGAAGGCGACTATACAGTTATGCATAATCATTGGCCGCATCTTTGGAGTTTTGTTTATTATGTGAACTGTCCGCCTCATTCGGCACCATTATTATTTGATAGAGCTGAACGGTCATACCGAATTATGCCACAAACAGGTATGATGATTATGTTTCCTGGCTGGATCAATCATTCGGTTCCTGAGCATATCGGTGATGATAGAATTGTTGTTGCCGGTAATCTCACAATGAATCCTTTTTCACATATTCAAACATTAGAAAATCGTGGCTTGGGTCAATGGCGTTCTGTCTACGGCTCTAGAGGTAATATCAACAGGTTGTAATTAACTTATAAATACTTCTATAACGTAGGAGTGTATATTTGTGATTCAACAAGATATTTCAAACTTTGCTGGTTTAGATGGTTTCTGTTGGTTTATCGGTGTTGTAGAAGCTCGTATAGTATTATTCGTTGATGGAGATGGTAAACCTCGTTCAGTTGGTGATCCTGCTAAGTTAGGTAGGGTTAAGGTTCGTTGCATAGGATATCATACACAAGATAAAGATCAGTTGCCCACTAAAGATTTGCCGTGGGCATCTGTTATGCATCCAACAAATTCACCAGGCATTAGTGGTGTCGGTGGGACTTCAAATCTTATAGAAGGAACTACAGTGTTTGGTTTCTTTCTTGATGCACATGATAAACAACATCCTGTTGTCATTGGTTGTATTCCTGGCCGTGATGCTCCTGGCAGCGGTGGAGATCCTCGTGCTCCATTATCGCCATCATCTGGTGCACCATCTGGTGGCGAAGCTTCGGCGGCCGCATCAGAAGCAATAGATGCTCCGTTATCTGAAACAGGAAAAGATCTAGAAGATTGTTTGTATAATAAAGGTATCTATGGTAAATATGACCCGAAAACTGGAGAATGGCCAGAGATGCGAGAAGGTAGAGGCGGTCAAAATGGTAAACTTAGACAAATGTTTAAAGAAATTGGTCATAAGGGTAGAACAGGTGAAGGCACGCATTGGTGTGCAGCGTTTGTTACTCATGCTTTAAAGTGTGCAGGAAAGAAACCATTATCAGGCAACAATTTAAGTTCTAGAGCTTATCAAAATTATCCAGGCGATGTTGTTTGGGATGGTAAAGGCGAAATACCTTATGATAAATTTCAAAAAGGTGATATTATGGTGTTTGAAAGAGATCCGAAAAACGGGCCTCCCGATCCCAGTAAAGGTCATGTTGGATTTTATCATGGCACGAAGGGTAAAAATATTCGATTAATTAATGGTAACGCTGGTGGCAGTCGATTCGGCGGAGGCACATTAAAAGTAGACACAAATGGTAGAAATCCCAGAAAGTCAGGACGAAAACTTCTTAGAGTTATAAGAGCTGCTGACGCTTAAGGAATTTAAAATGACACAAGCAGGAAAAAATGAACCAGGCCGGACAATTGCAGCTGATGGCGTAAAAGATTTACTCAACGAATTTGGTGAATTGATTTCAGGAGAATTCGAAAATATTATGCCTCTCGGTAACGATCAGGGTAGCGGTGGTGGTAATCCAATTTCCGCTTTTTTCGGCAAGGCATCAAAAGGAAAAGGTGCACCCAAAAGTTTAAGTGATGTATTTGATCTTGCAAAAGATTTAACGGACAAACAAGAAGAAACTAAAAATGTATTCACTAAATTATTTGAAAAAGCAAAAGAACAATTAGAAAATGATGCACCGGCAGCAACAAGTGAAGTGAAAGGAAAAATTGAAGAAGCAATGGGCGAACTTCGTAAAGTAATTCCACAAATGCCCGAGATACCTAATATAAATTTGCAGGATATGCTTGGTGAAGCAATTTCAGGTAATCTTGGTGGTTTGGATATGTCAGGAAAAATATCAGATATTCAAAGTAAGTTTGGTGATGCATTAATAGGTAAAGGTATGAATTTAGATAGTATGGTTAGTAATTTAACAGACATGGCAAATCCTGCTGTATTATCACAATTAGGAGAAATGGATACGGCACTTAAAAGTATGAAGTCTAAAATTAAAAATTTAGGCGACCCAGCTGGTGCTGAAATAGCAAGTAGAAATCCTATAGCGGGTTTTGTAGAATATGGCGAAGCATTGGATGAAGAAGATGAAGAACTTTTTGGTGGTCCTATGACAGAACCTATATTTGATGTTGATGTACTTAGAGGAGCACTTGGCGATAATGAGCCAGACATTCCTGCAATAAATAAAAGTGCATTAAAGGGTTTAAAGAATAAACTTACAGCTCAAACAAACCAATTACAAAATCTTAAAAATAAATTAGGTGGAATTGTTGGACAAGGTGCTAGTGATTTGCCTAGTATGATAAAAAAAATGGTTCCTAATTTGCAAATGGATGAATTAGGTAATGTTATGGAAAAAGCAATTAAACCTCTGCATGCGGCTATGGAATCAGTGCCGGAAATAGCTGCTAGTCTTGAACTTGAAGGAGCTCTTGTAGCGCAATCGCAAAAATTAAAAGATAACACCTCAATAACGGGTGATATACAACATAAATTTGATGAACTTATGAAATCAATTAAAATATTACCTTCAACGGATTCATGATTATAGGAGAAAAATAATGGGTGATTTAGCTGATAAAATAACCGACTTGTTAGAAAAAGTAAAGGATATTGATACACAGGTTGGAAATTTTTCTAAAGGATTGGCAGAAAATTCTCCTGATATAAGAAAGTCTGCTGAGGATATGCAAAAAATTACAAAAACATTATCGATAGAATTACATGAAATGTTTGTTGGTGCTAAAAAAACGCCTTTGGATACTAGTTCACTTGATGCTTTGAGTGGTGGATTGCAAAACGCGTTTCAAGATATTATAGATGAAGCTTCAAATAAATCTAAATCGGTTACAGCAGGGTTAAAAAGGGTAAAAAAATAATGGTAGATGAAGAAATAAGTGGAACAACTAGGTATGGGCCCAATCCTAAAAGTAGTGATGGAACTCCTATACAATCAAAGGGTAAGACTGATGACTTTTACGCAAGTGATTTCTATGTACCACCAAATGAAAAATCACCAGCGACAATAAAGGCTCGTAAAGAACGAGTTTCTAAACAAAGTAAAAGTGCAGCACCTAGAGCGAAAAAACCAGCAATGACTTCTATTGATCCTGAAACGGTAGATGCACAGGAATTAGATATTGGTGCTGCAGCAACTAGTGATAATGCTGAATTGGATATTGGTGTAGAACCAATAGAAGAACCACACATTGGAGCACTTGAACCTCAGCTAGCAGATGATACTTACATAGGTCCACATTATCCATATGCACATGTTACTCAAAGTGAATCAGGCCACGTTAATATTGTTGATGATACTCTTGGAGTCGAAAGATTACTTAATCAACATAAAGCAGGTTCCTTTGAAGAATATCTTCCTAATGGTGATAGAAGAATAAAAGTTATTGGTGACGGTTATGAAATTATTGCTGGGAAAAAGGACATATATATTGGTGCTGGTGGACGGAGTGACAAAGAAGATGCGCTTAACATAACTGTCAATGGAAATGTGCGACAGTTAATAAAGGGTGATTATATTTTAGAAGTTCAAGGTGATTATCATGAAAAAATTCATGGTCATAGAAAAACAAAAATAGGTGTTAAAGATGGCGGCGGCAATTATCTTTTAGAAATTAGAGGAAATTATTCTGCACAAATTAATGAAGATTATAAACTACATGTTACAGAAGATTATGATTTAGTAGTTGAGAAGAATAGAAAGACTATAATAAACGGAAAAGATGAACTTGGTGTGGTGAAAGATTTGCAAATAGCATCTAGCACAGCAGACGTTACATTGACAGCTTTTAAAAATTTAGTTTTTATTACTGCTGATAGCGGGACAGGAACTATTTCATTGAAATCTGCTGGTGTAATTGATAGTCGTTCTGTAGGTAAAACAAGTATTGTTGCTGGAACAATACTTGACCTTAATTCTGGTGGTGGTAGTGCTCCTAGTGCAACAAACTCTATCAAACTAAATTCTGGTGTTGATAGTAGAACAGGAAGTGCGTGGACATGATTTTACTTCACAAAAAAAGTATAGTCACGGTTGATGTATTTTATTACATGCCGGACTATACAAATATTCTGCAAGAATTCGTCTGGCAAACAGAAGATGTTGTTCCAGATTGCCCAAGAGTTCATAAATTTTTAAATTATTGGAAAGACAATATCAATGCTCTTATATCAGAAGTTATTATTGTGGATGCAGAATATCATGAATATAGACCATTGAAAGCAACTTATACCATTAGATGATTCCTTATAAATAATAAAAATAACGGAGTGTTCAGTGGCCACAGTAGAAAGAACAGGTTCATTTAAAGAACTTACAGCACTTAGAGACGCAGAAAGACAAAATAATTCAACTCTAAATGTTAAACAGTATAGAGATTTGGATTTGTTCTTTACTCGGCGATCTAGAGATAGCGATGTTAATGTTCTTACGAATATTACAGCAGTAAAGCGGTCAGTTCGAAATTTAGTTTTAACAAACTTCTATGAAAAGCCTTTTCATCCAGAAATTGGTTCTGGTGTTAGGGATTTGTTATTTGAAATAGTTAGTCCTTTAACTGCAATAGTATTGGCACAATCTATAGAAGATGTTATTAATAATTATGAACCGAGAGCATTATTGTTAGGTGTTGATGTTATTGATAACATGGACTCTAATGCATATGATATAACAATAAACTTTGAAGTGATAAATGCTCCAGGCGAAATAGTTCAATTAGACGTGCTATTGGAGGCATTGCGATAATGGCAAATAATCAAAAATTAGATATTTCTCAACTTGATTTTGATTCGATTAAGAGCAATCTTAAAACTTTTTTGAAAAATCAAAACCAATTTCTTGATTATGATTTTGAAGGTTCTGGTATGAGTGCATTGTTGGATGTGCTTGCATATAATACACATTATCTTAGTTTCCATGCCAACATGGTTGCTAACGAAATGTTTATCGATAGTGCGGCTCTACGTTCAAGTGTAGTATCTCATGCTAAGACGTTGGGATATGAAGTTAGATCAGTTCGATCACCAAGAGCAAGAGTGAATGTTTTTTTGAATGATCGTGCTTTGACCACAGCAACTATGAATGCTGGTCAAGTGTTTACTACTAAGATTGATAATGTTAATTATCAATTTGTAACTGTATCAGATTTTACTGCTTCTCAAGATGGTGCAGGTCTTTTATTTGCAGACATACCAATTTATGAAGGCACATATATCACAACAAGATATACGGTTGATAGTACTGACGTTAATCAAAAATTCTTTTTAACAAGCAATCTAGCAGACACTTCCACACTTACCGTCAAAGTACAAAACTCTTCAACTGACAGCACTACTGTAACCTATACTAAAGCAACTGACATTACACAACTGACAGGTACAAGTGCTGTATACTTTTTACAAGAATCAGAAGATGGTAGATTTGAAGTATATTTTGGTGATGGTGTTGTAAGTAAGGCATTATCTGACGGTAACGTTGTTATTCTTCAATATATTGTCACTAATATTGGTGAAGCAAATGGTGCATTTTCTTTTAGTGCTTCTGGTGCAATCAACACTGTTACTAATATTGATACGACTACTATTGAGGCTGCAAACGGTGGTGCAGCTGCAGAAAGTATACAATCTATTAAACTTGCTGCTCCTCTTGACTATGCTGCACAGGGTCGTTGTGTCACTGCGAATGACTATAAGGTTTATGTAAAAAAACTTTATGCTAATGCTGAGAATGTTCAAGTGTTTGGTGGAGAAAATGGTTCTTTTGATCCTAGTCTTGGTGTCATAAGTACACCTGATTATGGTAAAGTATTTATTTCTGTGAGTAATACTCAAGGAACAAATCTAAGTCTACAAGAAAAGAATTCTTTACTAAATAATTTGGAGCCATACAAGGTTGCATCAATTACGCCTGTTATAGTTGACCCAGAGTTTACATATGTTTTTCTTACAGTGAATTTTAAGTTTGATTCCAATCTAACAACTAAAACAAAAGACACTTTAGAGACTGAAGTTACGTCTACAATTACCTCATATAATACAACAGAACTTTCAAAGTTTGATGCGGTGATAAGAAACTCTTTCCTTTTAAGAACAATCGATAATACAGACACATCTATAACTAGTAGTTCTGTTGTTCCAAGACTGGCAAAATATTTTTCTCCAACTCTAAACACACTTACAAGTTATAATTTGTTTTTTAACAATGCATTTTTCAATCCTCATAGTGGTCATAATCAAGCACTTGGTGGTATTCTTACTTCTTCAGGATTTAAAATTTTTGATAGAAATGAAGAACACTATTTTGATGATGATGGTAATGGCAATTTAAGAGCTTATTATATCGCTACAGGTGGTGATAGAGTTTATTCACAACCAAAACACGGTACAGTGAATTATGCCACTGGCCATATTGCAATTGATCCGGTCAATATAACATCTATATCAGATGTAGATGGTGATACTTCTACTCTTATTCGAATTGTTGTTGTGCCTAATTCACGAGATATTGTTGCACTTAGAAATCAAATTCTTGAACTTGATATGATTAATACTACTGTAACTGGTGAGATTGATAGTATTGCTGTGGGCGATGAAAGCGGCGGAGCATCTTATGTTGCTCCCTCTGCATCTGTAAGTCCATCAGGATCGAGTTATTAAAAAAATGTCTCATGAAGCAGAACTAACAACTAAACTATCAAATCTAATTGATGGCCAGGTTCCTGATTATATTCAGGCTGACCATCCTATCTTTGTTGATTTTCTGAGACAATATTATAAGTTTCTAGAGTCTGCTCAGATAACCATAACAGGCACGTTGGATGATGTTTTACTTGAAACCGCATCAACTAGTTTTCTTAGGTTAGATGGTACTGATGCATCCAGTTCTAATGAATCAGGTAAGATTGTTTTTGAGGACAGTACAGGTAAATTCGATATTGGTGAAACTATTACTGGTGGAACAAGTAAAGCAACTGCTAAGATATTAGTAGATGATAACGAAACTCTTTATATATCTGCCAACCAAAGATTTAAAGAAGGCGAAACAATCACTGGCGGCACCAGTGGCGCGACTAGCACTTTAGTTAAGTATCGTGCTAATCCTGTTCAAAATATTCAGCAACTCTTTGAGTATTCAGATCCAGACAATACAGTAGACCATTTTCTAAATGCCTTTAAAGATTCCTTTATGGAATCTATACCAACATCGCTTGCAAGTGGTGTATCTAAACGAAATCTGATTAAACAAATTAGAGATCTGTATGCAGCAAAAGGTACGTCAGAAGGCCATAAACTTTTCTTTAGAATTTTATTAGGTCAAGAGGCTGAAATATATTATCCTGAAAAAGATATGGCAAGAGTGAGTGATGGTAATTGGATAAGACCAATTGTTATTCGTTGTACTTCTGATTCGGGAAATGCTGTTCCTGTCGATATGGTTGGTAAAAATATTACTGGTGCGTCGTCTGGAACAACGGCTCAGATTATTGCCGAATATACTTTTCAACAAGGTTCTAATACTGTAGTTGAATTTACGCTTCGAGAAGATACTATTGAAGGTACTGGATTTACTGTATCAGAAACATTTACGGGTATATCTGAAACATCAGATATAACTATGCAATTTACTGTACAATCAATTGTAACTGATATTACGTTAACTGAAGGTGGATTACTTTATAACAAAGATGATACCTTTATATTAGATACATCAGTTGGTAATGGTAATGCAACTGCTCAAGTAAGTGAAATAAGTTCTGGTGATATTAGTGAAGTTATTGTTGATGACGCCGGCACTGGTTATAGAGTTGGTGATGCTGTTAAGTTTACAGCTGTAAGTGCTGATACTGATTCTGTTTCTGCTCGTGCCTTTGTATCTGTTGTTGGTGGCAGATTATCTACTGAGGATAGTGTAGAAGTAACTGCTCCAGAAAATTTTCTTTTAGAAGATGGTACAAGACAACAATTTGTTCATTCTAATATTTTATTGAATGGTACTGAACTATCAACGGCTGCATCTGAACCATATGCTGTATTTGGTACTGATAAGAGATTTAGTGATACTAAATCATACTACTATCCTTTATATTCCGATAAAAGAAAGGCACAAGTAAGTGCAACTACAACAGGCGGAGCTATTGGTAATGTTATTGTCGTTAATGATGGTTCTGGTTATTCAAACGGAACGTATTATGCAGCGGTATCTGGTGATGGCGACAATCAAGGAACATCCACTGGTGCTATTATAAGAATTGTTGTCAGAGAAAATAAAATTGCTGCCTTTGGTAATACACTTGCAACAGAAACTACGATTCACAGATCTGGTACTGGTTATACTTTTGCGAATGTAAAAATTACAAGTGGATTTACTTTTTCTGACCCAGAGTTAACCACTACTTCTGATATGGGCGGCAGTGATGGTTTAATATTGGTGATACCAAATGTATCAACTGTAAAAGCTAATGCTTATATCTTTGATGAAGTTCCTAACATAATTTTTTGGATGCCAAGTGACAATCAGAATAATGCTAAGTCAACTTTTGATAGTGATATTTACGATTTGTTTGAAACTCGTAGTGCTGTTCTTGATGAAGGATTTCAATTACGACAAGAAGATGGAACAACTGGCACTGGGTTAGGTGATAGATTATTATCTGAATCTTTAGATTTGATAACAGATGCTTATGGTAATTCATCTGATTCAATTGTTTTAGAAACTGAAACTTTAAGTTCTTCTGATCAAGGCGAAATTATTAAAATTCATTTGGCCAATTCTGGTAGTGGATATACTTCACTTCCTACATTGAGTATTATTACAGAAAATGGTGCAAGTGCAAATCTTATTGCAAACACGACAACTATTGGTAAAGTTACTGAAATTAAAATTACTGATAATGGATTTAAATATGCAACTTCTCCAGATGTAGTAGCAAATACAAATTTTATCCTTAAAAATGTTACTGGTACATTTGGAATAGGAAATACATTTACAACTCACCTTGGTGCGGTAGTTGCATATGATGCAGATACACAAAAACTTGAAATAGGTACTCAAACAGGTTTGGGTAATAAATCTATTTCGATTGAAACAGTTTCATTAGAACAAACTGGTACATATAATGATGGTATTCAATTAGAAGATTTTGATATTGTTGAACCGGACAGGCCAGATCATGGTCCTGTTGCTACAATCTATAAAGTTATTGATGAAGTTGGTTCTGGTTTCATTCTTAACAACTCTGCTGCATTAGGGACAAACATTCTTTTAGAGAATGAAATTGGTCAAATTGTATCAAATGCACATGATGTAGATGTTTTTCAAATTAGTTTAGAAAATGATGGTAATAGGCTTGAATTTAATATTAGACTAGAGGACAATGTTGCTGACCTTGGTGACGAGGGCCGCGGCCGCGAGAAAATTTTATTAGAAACCGGAGAAGATGAAGCAATTATTTTAGATGGTTTTAATGTCGGCGGAGACGGTTATAGCATTTCTGATGCACAAGTTTATCTGGTCACCGAGCACATCAGTAATAATCTAGTTTTTGATGGAACAGATTCTAGCAGTACAGATGCTGAAGATAACTTCATAATTCGTGATTTTGAATTAGTTCGTGAAACTGATAATATTCTTTTAGATGGTACAGATGGTGTTCAGGCTGATCAAAATTCTTCTGTTCTTTTGGATGGTACAGATAGTCTTTCGGCTAATGCTGGAGGTCAGTTGTTATTGGAGACAGATTCAAATGATCATATATTTATAAATCATGGTCGATCAATAGAACATGTTAATACTCCAGACAGCAGACTTATTGGAGAAAATTTTGAAACGTTTATTACAGAAAAAACACCAAATGTAACTAGTGTAACGTTTGGTAATGTTTTATATAATCAAACTATTTTTGATGGCGATCAATCTGATGGTATGGGTGATATTCTTCTAGAAGATGGTGATAGATTACTAAACGAAAATTCTGGTAATAATCTTCTTTTAGATGGTACAGATAATTCTTCTAGTGATGCTGGTTCCGAGTTGTTGATGGAGGATGAAACTTTAGGCGATAAAATTGTTCTAGATGGAACAAATAATTCTTCTCTCAATGCTGGCGGCGAGATTCTTATAGATAATAATCCGAATTTTGTTGGCAATGTTATAACAGATTCTGGTGGTGCAACAGCAACAATTGTTACACAAGGCACACTAGATGCTGATACATCTATTGGAACCACTGCAACTAGAACCGGTTCATATCTTGATGATGATAGTTTTATCAGTGAAGAAATTATTCGTATTCAAGATTCTTATTTTTATCAGCAATTCTCTTATGAAGTAAAAGTGAATGCAGCTGTTTCTGAATATATGAATGAATTGAAGGCTTCAGTTCATCCTGCTGGGTTTGCTCCATTTGGTAAGATTGCAATATCAACACAACTTTCAGCTGCAATTGGTATTACTGCTGCTGGTGTTGATGATTCTGCATCGCCGGATACATTCTCACCAGAACTTGCTTCACTGTTTAGAATAATATTTGGTCCAACCATACAAGTTAATCATGGTATGCGTCAAAATGTGCTTTCTCCAGATGGTGAGAGTAGTTTATTTGATGCTCTTCTAATAGAAACTGGTGTTGCGCTTGGTGACAAACTTCTTGAAGAAACAGATGGCGATAATTTACAATTCGAAAGTGGATTAGATATTGCAATAGAAAACTCTGGTAATTCTGGTGATGGTACTGTTTTCTTGGAAGCGGGTGCTGGTGGTGGTCGATTACTTACAGAAACAGCACTTGGCGAAAATGGTATTATTAATAGAACGGTTTCAAAAGTAACAAAGTTAAAGGTTACGCCACAATTAGTTAAAACAAGAAAGTCTTATGGTGCACCTTTACTTGGTAATATTTTACCTGGCTCACTTTTCTTTGATAGATCAGGAGTTCAATTAGAGGCAGGTAATAGAGACAAAGCTCCTATTATCATGGAAGATAATTTGGTGTTAGATGGTTTTGATGAATATAACACTGGAGCAGGAGATAGAATAATCTATGAAGATTATTGGGATAATTCTACTGCTTCTGCTGTAAAGATTAGTGAAATTTCTACAGATGATATAAGTAACAATCTTGTTCTAGACGGTACGGATTCTTCTAGTACAGATGCAAATGATTCTATTATTCTAAACGGTACAAATTCTTCTAGTTCAAATGCTGGTAATGTGTTAATTCTAGAACCTAATACTAGTGTTAATGAAACAGCTGCATTATCAATATCTGATTTAGCTAAACTTAACACTGTAAGTTATATTGAGAGCGCTGGTCTAGATTCTGAAGATGACAATATTCTTCTTGATGGAACAGACAGTGATGCGACAGATGCTGGCGATAATCTAGTATTGAATGCAACAAATGAACATTCTTTAGATGATGGTTCAAATATTCTTTTGAATGGTGTAGGTTTTAGAAATTTCACTGAAGAACCTGAAGGTAGTATTATTTTTGAACAAAGTGCAGCGTCTGATGAATTAGTTTTAGAAGACTTTGTTGTATTTAATCTAAATGCAGATGAAGTTAGAAATGAAGTAATAATATCAGAGAATGGTCAAAACATATTGTTAGAAACCACTGGTAGGTTTAGAGACAATGAAGTTGGCCGAATAATGGTTGAGTCTGGTTCGGAAAATAATGCTTTCCTTACAAATGGTTCTGATGTTAATATTCTCAAACTAGAAACTGGAACAGATGCAAATGGTTATCTGTTGGGAGAAGATGTTGATGTTAAAGATCGCAGTGTTAATGTTATTATAGAAAGCGGCCTTCTTGA